TACATATGGTATTCATAACAATATGGATTTAGAAGTTGTTGATGTGAATTATGACATAGTATCGTTATGGCAACAACAATTAAATGAAGGAATGCTTGGTAGCGCCGAACTAAATATTAAACTTAATACTTTGTCTAATGTTGCTGAAACAGTAAGTATTTTTATTAAGGTTCATAAACCAGGAAGATTTGAACACCTAATTAAGTAATATTGAGATACTGTTCAATCGTAATTGCATTCTCTACAGAAGTATTAGCACAGGTATAAAACTGATATTTCTGGTTTAAGTGATTTGGAAAAGGAATCACTTCAATTGAAGCATTGTACTTTTCTGCAATTAATTTAGCAACCTGAGAAAACCTGACCGTTTTGCATGTACCACAGTCGTAGATGCCAGATGGTCGGTTCTCTTGTTGCATAGCTTTACATACATCGCCTACCCAGATAAAGTCTCTCTTGCCATCACCAGGAGAATCAAATATCTTGATATTTTCCGTTTGCTTGGCTTGCTTTGTGAACTGTGTGATCGGACTGGCTTGATTGCCTTTATGATCTTCGCCCTCGCCATATACATTAAAAAATCTATATCCGTGCACACTCTTAAAATCATATATGTGATCCTGAACCCACGTATCTACAGTGAGTTTGGAGATAGCATAATAGTTTAAGGGGCCTGATCCGTTGCCGTAAATAGAGGCGGAAGATGCATAAGAGACTGGAATCTGGTGCTCAATACACCATTCAAATAGTTCGATCGAATAAATTACATTGTGTTCGTGTAACAGATTTAGATCGTCACATGTAGTATCTGAGATAGCTCCCATGTGGTATACATGGGTGATATCTTCTGGATCTAATCTAAGATAGTCATATCTGTTGTCAGCGTCTAGACATACAACATCGTTAAGTCTAGAAACCAGGTTCTTACCGATGAATCCTTCACTGCCTGTTACAATAATCACTTCTGTGAATCTCCTGGAAACACTCTGTAGTTGTCTTCGACCGAGTCCGGCGTAGATACTTCTAGGATCGTCCCTGCCTTGACACAGATAACACGATGTGGTTCTAATGGAAGGTTAGTGTATGAGTCACCCTCAGTCATGGTGAACGATACCTTACTAGCATCATTAGTGTTAATTAATTCTACCACAAATTCACCTTTTAGTACATACCAACTTTCAGTTTTTTTAGCGTGAAAATGCATTGAGAACTGAGCACCCTCATTGAAATGCATAAACTTAGAACAATACAGATCGTTAGATACCCATATATCCTCGGATCCCCATCCTTTTTCTACTTTACCCATCAATCTAGTCATTTAATTTACTCACAATATTAGTTGTAGAATAGTCCTTGATATAAGGAAGGACAATTACCTCTGCCAAATCGTTGCCAACAATAGTCTCTGGAGTATAGTCTCCGCCTTTGGTGATGATATCTGGTCTAATCTTTTTTATCAGTTCGTATGGTGTATCTTCATCAAAGATAATAACCTCATCCACACACTTTAAACTCTCAAGAAGGGTCTTTCTATCCTCCTGATTGTTTATGGGTCTAGACTCGCCTTTAAGTCGTTTAGTCGACGCGTCAGAGTTCAAACCTACTATTAATTTGTCGCCTAATTTTTTGGATCTTTCTAGATAGTCAATATGACCGCGGTGTAGAATGTCAAAACAGCCGTTAGTAAATATGATTTTAGACTCTACATCCTTGACCGTTAAAATATATGTGCCTGCATATTGAACAGACTTGCTAGCACCCTTTGTTGCAACGTCTATACACCTTTGATAATCGTATCCTTTGACAAGACCGTAGACAAATGCTGCCAGGAAACAGTCACCAGCTCCTGTAACATCGACTACCTGACCTTCTTCCACATCAGAAAAATATGATTTGTCGTCCATAATTAGAACATTGATGGTGTGTGTAGTCAAAAGTGTATTGCCGCCCCAAAATTCAAATCCAAGACTCCGAGATTCTATGTCATTTGGCTTTATAAGCCATGCGCCTTTGTAATGTTTGCAATTTCTTTTAGGATCTACGATGACTTTACATTTAGCAGCGTTAGCCATCCTAATGATCTCTGGTGCATAGTCTAATGCACCTTTATGATAATCACTTAGGATACAATACTCATATTGGCTAAAGTCTATATTCTGTGCTTTTTTCAATACTTGTTTAGCTGCATCTTGATAAAGAAATGCATTTTCATCATCTAGGCGGCAGATGGTATGACCATCGCTGATAATACGAATTTTTGTTGATTTTAACTCATCGTCATAGTCTAATAGATCAGCATCCAGACCTAGACTTACTAGATTCTTCCAGACAAGACCCGCGCCGCCTAGCGTAGTTTTAGAACTAGTCTTACGAACTAGGGGAATAGGTCCTTCTGGATTTAGTCTTTCAGTTGTGCCGTAGTAATAAAGATCGCGAATGATATCGCCAATCACCAAAATTTTCATAGTATATCGTCCCACAATGTCTTCATTAATATATATACGCCATGTTATAAATATAAGAAAAACGGGATTATAAGATGACGACTCCAACTACCAAAGAAACATTCAAGCAATATTGCCTACGCAAGCTCGGTGCTCCTGTTATCGAGATCAACGTTGATGATGATCAGGTAGATGATCGTATCGATGAAGCTTTGCGTTACTATTGGGACTATCACTTTGATGGTTCTGATAAGGTTTATTATAAGCATCTTGTCACAGAACAAGATGCCGCCAATAAATATATCACGCTCCCGGAGAATATCTTGGGAGCCGTCAGCATATTCACTCTCGGCGATCCATCGATCCGTGCCGACGACCTATTCAATATCCGCTATCAGATCGCTCTGAACGACCTCTATACCCTGACAAACGTGTCGATCGTGCCATACTATATGGTCATGGAACATCTTGCTCTGTTGACTGAGATGCTAGTCGGTAAACAACCGATCCGTTATACACGACACAAGAACAGACTCTATGTTGATACCGACTGGAATACGATCGGCGTCGGATCCTATCTACTTGTAGAGGCATACGAGATCGTTGATCCTGACGTGTACACAGATGCATGGAATGATCGTTGGCTTCAGAACTATGCTACAACCCTGATCAAGGAACAATGGGGTGCAAACCTTACCAAGTTTACAGGTATGAACCTACCAGGCGGCGTGCAGTTCAACGGCGAGAAGATCTACAACGATGCTGTTGATGCAAGAACCAAGATGGAAGCAGAGATGATCAGCTCATACTCGATGCCTGTTCTTGATATGATCGGATAATCCATTGTCGACTAACTTCTATTTTAATAACTTTGATAATAGTCAGGAACAGATCCTGATAGAAAACCTAGTCATGGAGTCTATTAAGATCTATGGTCATGATGTTTTCTACTGCCCAAGACAGATCATTGCTAAAGATGATATTTACGGCGCAGATACACTGTCGATCTACGATAGTAGTTATGAAATAGACATGTATATTAAGAACTACGACTCGTATGAAGGCGATGGTTCGTTCCTATCTAAGTTTAATCTCGAAATTCGTGATCAAGTTACTTTTACGGTCTCTGTTCGTAACTTCAATAATGAGATTGGCCAATATGCAATGCTAGATCGACCACAAGAAGGCGATTTAGTATGGCTTCCTATGGCTAATCGTCTTCTGCAGGTTAAGTTTGTTAACCTTCAACCGATCTTTTATCAAATGGGTTCCATCCAGATGTATGATCTGGTATGTGAAATGTTCGAGTATAGTTCAGAGCGACTACAAACCGGTATTAAAGTAATCGACGATATCGAACGCGATCATAGTGTAAATATGAGTTTGTATTCTATGATCACGAACGATAAATTCTTTATTACTGATAACGATGGATACGATATTATTCAGTCAAGTTATAACTTTGAAACACAAGCCGGGGATACGTACGAGGACAATACAGAATTCCAGACCGAGGGCGAGAGCATCCTTGACTGGACTCAGATCGATCCATTTAGTGAGGGTAGCGTCTAATGTTTGGTACAACATATAGCCATGGTATATTAAGAAAATACGTTATCCTTTTTGGAACTGTATTCAACAACATATACATCACACGTGAAGATAACAACGGTGAGTCAGTCCAGACACTTAAGGTTCCATTATCATATGGTCCTAAGGAAAAGTATCTGGCTCGTTTAGAAGGCAATCCAGACGGCTACACGCCTGTCGCCATGACCGTTCCACGTATCTCGTTTGAGATGACAACATTCCAGTATGATCCGGATCGTAAACTTAATACACTTAATCGTAAGGTTAAAAACAATAAGTATCAGTATCAGCCGGTCCCGTATAATATCCAATTCCAACTATCAGTCCTTGTAAAGAATGCTGAAGATGGAACCAAGATCGTAGAACAGATTCTGCCTTACTTTACACCAGAGTGGACAGCATCTATCCATTTGATCCCATCTATGGAGGATGATCCATGGGATATTCCTATCATCCTTAATGATATCTCATGTGAAGACACATACGAAGGAAACTTTGAAACTCGTCGTGCTATTATCTGGACTCTGAACTTTACGATGAAGGGTTATGTATTTGGACCAAATAAGAGAATTGGTGCTGGGGACGGATCCGATGGTGGTATCATCAAGTATATTGATGTTAACATTCGTCCGACATCAAACGTATCCACTGCAAATACAACAAACACGGCAGCCGCAGAGACTGTACATGTCTATCCTGGCCTAACCGCCAACGGAACTCCGACATCAAACTCTGCCGAGTCTATAGACTGGCAACTAATTAATGCAGATGATAACTATGGATTTATTCATGAGTTCGAAAGTAATGTATAATGAAAAAGCTAAATAGTATTTTAAATATCCAGCCAGACGCTGATAGACAGTATCTTCCTATGGTCCAAGATAGACCAGAAGATCCTACTATACAGAATGACTTTGACTATGCCCGTGAGAATCTGATGGACGTCATTGAGAAGGGGCAAGAAGCTTTGTTTGATTTGATGGATGTAGCTAGACAGTCACAACATCCTAGAGCATACGAAGTTCTCTCGACCATGATGAACACACTTGTCGGTGCTAATAAAGATCTTCTTGATCTTCAGGCCAAGAAGAAGAAACTTCTTGAAGTAGAACCAGAGGCAAATAACCAACAGGTAACTAACAATCTCTTTGTCGGATCGACTGCAGAACTACAGAAGATGATCGATCAGAGAAGAAACAACAGCGAATAATGTCAGTAGTAGATAAGCTTAAAAAGGCTTTTGACAAGGGATACAACGGTAATCCTCTTCTCAAGAAGGCCAGAAAAAAGATTGAATGGACTGCAGAGCAGGTCGAAGAGTGGCTTAGATGTGCCGACGACCCGATTTACTTTGCTGAACGTTATATTAAAATCGTCCATGTTGACCGTGGACTAATTCCGATTGTACTTTATGACTATCAAAAAGAAATCATTAATAAACTCACTAATAACCGTCGTGTCACGGTGGTCACCAGTCGCCAGGCTGGTAAGACTACTACGGCTGCTGCGGTTATATTACACTATATTCTCTTTAATGAGCACAAGACCGTAGCGCTTCTTGCCAATAAAGGTGATGCGGCCAGAGAAATCTTAGATCGTGTAAAGTTATCATACGAATCCCTTCCTGACTGGTTGCAGCAAGGTGTTGTCGAGTGGAACAAAGGATCTATTGAACTTGAGAATGGCTGTAAAGTTATTGCCGCCGCTACAAGTTCGTCGGCCATTCGTGGTAAGTCCATCTCGCTATTGTATATTGACGAAGCTGCGTTTGTTGAGAACTGGGACGAGTTCTTCGCTTCCGTCTTTCCGACCATTTCGTCTGGCGAAACCACCAAGATCTTATTCACCTCCACCCCGAACGGACTGAATCACTTCTACAAGACCTGCACCGGCGCCAAGGAAGGCACCAACGGTTATCAGTATGTCGAGGTTCCTTGGCAGATGGTTCCTGGCCGTGACGATAAGTGGAAGCAAGAAACACTCGGCGCTATGGACTTTGATTACGAGAAGTTTGCACAAGAATTTGAGTGTGCATGGCTTGGATCATCTGGTACACTGATCTCTGGTGCCGTACTTAAGACACTGACTGCATTACGCCCATTATCATCGACTGACGGCCTGACCACATATGTTCTTCCTGAGAAAGATCATCGGTATGTTATGACGTGTGACGTGTCCCATGGCAAGGGCCTTGACTACTCTGCATTCCAGGTGATTGATGTTACACAGATGCCGTATAATCAGGTATGTGTCTACAAGAGTAACGTTACTCCTCCGGCTGAGTTCACCCAGACGATCCATCAGACATCATTGCAATATAATAATGCTACGATCTTGGTCGAAATTAATGATATTGGCCAGACTGTGGCTGATGCATTATACATCGACTACGAGTCAGATAACCTGATCTTTACTGAGAAGGCAGGCCCGAAGGGCAAAAGAATTTCTGCTGGTTTTAATAACAAAGCAGAACGTGGGTTAAAACAGACTGCAGTCACTAAGACGGTCGGATGTTCTTTGCTTAAGCTTCTCATTGAACAGTATCAGTTAATTATCAACGACCATGATACCATCTATGAACTATCCAGATTCTCTAAGAAGAATGCTTCTTATGAAGCAGAACCAGGCGCACATGACGACCTTGTCATGGCATTGGTTTTATTTGCATGGATGTCAAACCAACAGTACTTCAAGGATCTAACTGACATCAACACACTTCTGAGACTGAGAAACAGAAGTGATGAGGATCTAGACAATGAGATGTTCTCGTTCTTCATGGATAATGGTCACGAACTACATGATCCTGATACAATAGAGGTTGTCGACATGTCTCAACAGTGGAATCCAGAATTCAAGGGTCTTTTTGCGTAATCTGGGCAAATTATAAATAAAAGCAAAAGTAACTGGTTAAACACCTTCGATTAAGGGAGATTACAATGGCGTTTCAAGTCAGCCCTGGAATTAACGTTTCCGAGATTGATCTTACAACAACCGTACCAGCTTTAGCTACCACTACTGGTGCTATTGGTGGTGTGTTTCGTTGGGGTCCTGTCGGTAAGTTCATTCTGGTAGATTCAGAAAATACTCTGGTTAGCAGTTACGGCAAACCAACTAACAACAACTATGAAACATTCTTTACGGCGGCCAACTTCCTATCATATGGTAATGCCCTTTATGTTTCGCGTGCAGCTATTACGACTGGGTTCTCGAACACCGTCGCAGCAGCATCTGCAAATTTAAACAGCAATTCAACTGTTATCCTGACAGGTAACACACATGGTGTTGAAGCTGGGCAAGCAGTATTTGGTGCCGGCATCCCAGCAGATACATTTGTATCGTCTGTAACTGCCAACTCGACCGCACTTGCTGTAACTCTTACAGCTAACGCTACAACGTCAGATGATGCATACCTTAACTTCTTTGCTAATACACTGACATTCAATGCTGTTGCAAATAGTACTAACATTGCACTTGCATCTAATATTGTAAAGAATGCAGAAGACTTTGAAAACAAGGGTGCTTCAAATGCTTCATTTACCGGTTCTGAGTTTGTTGCTCGTTATCCTGGTGAACTTGGCAACTCTCTAAAGGTTTCTGTTGTTGATTCTGTAAATCAGTACAGCAAGTCAATCGACATGTTCAGCAATTCATCTGTCGGTGTTGCAACAAAACTAGACCAACTATCAAATGCTGCTATCAGCATTTCGGTTAACTCTACAGTTGCTAACGTTGTTCTCACTTGGATTGAACCAGGCGTTGGCGGCGGTAACCTGACTTATGCCGAAACAAAGACAGCTGCTAATACGATTCTTCAGCAACTTTCTATTGGTGATTACATCGAACTAGGTAATAGCACAATCGGTACTCAAGTACTTAAGATTAAGTCGCTTCCAGCTATTACATCAGATGATGCATCATCTGTTGCTTACTTCCCAATCACATTTGAAGATACATGGAACCGTTCGGCTAATGTATCATCGAATACCATTTCACGCAAGTGGGAATTCTATAATACTGTATCTATCGCTCCTGGCACATC